GTCATCAGCTACGGCACCAGCTCCTACGGCTACGATCTCACCCTTTCACCGAAAGAATTTCGCATCTTCCGGCACGTCCCTGGTCTGATTGTGGACCCCAAGAACTTTGATGATCGCTGCCTGGCTCACGCAGACCTGCACCACGATGAGCGGGATGGCGATTACTTTATTCTCCCCGGTCACACCTACAGCCTTGGGGCAGTAATCCCCTACCTGAAGCTCCCATCCAACGTAACCGCCCAGTTCATCGGCAAAAGCACCTACGCTCGTTGCGGCATCATCGTGAACCTCACCCCAGGCGAAGCTGGCTGGGAGGGTTACCTAACCCTGGAGATCAGCAACAGCAGCGGCGCCGATTGCCGCATCTACGCCAACGAGGGCATCTGCCAAGCACTGTTCTACGAAGGGGTGCCCTGTGATCGCCCCTATGGGGACGGGAAGTATCAGGGGCAGGCGGCAGGGGTGACTTTGGCGAAAGTTTGATTATACTTATGCCTAATGCTTTACCCTCTTCCCACCACCGCCGATGACCGAACCAGTTTTTCGCACTGCCCTGGAGCAGCTTGTCGATGCTATTGACGGGTGGGAGATTGAACCCGCCACTGGCGACCCATTGGCTATTGCCATGGATCACGCCCGCAAGCTGCTGAAGACAGCCGAGAAGGACGAGCGGCTTTCATCAGGGAAGCTGGTCAGCGAACGTCTTGACGAGCTTTTTGCCGAGGTTGAGCAAAGGGATCTTGAGCCTACTGAAGTCATTCTAGGCAGCCGTGCGTTTCAGCTTTATTGCAAAGAGATGCGCATGCATGCAGGTCAAAACACACAGCTGCGAGGTGGCTATCATGGCCTTCCAGTAACCAGAAGCGACTCAGAGGCCGCTGAGTTTGTTGCTATTGAATGCCAATAGTGACACCACACCGTCAATTCCTTTACCACCACCACCAATGACCGACCCCCGCCTCATTGCCCTGTCTTCCAATCCAGGGCAGGTTGAGCCCGGCCCATTTTCAGAGCACGATCTAAGCGAGCAGTGGAACGCGCAGGCTGACGAGTTCAACCAATGGGAATCGTTGGATTCCTCCGAGCAGCTGGCATGGGCTCAGACTCGCGCTATCAATTCAGGCCAATTCGCTAGCTTAACGCAAGAGCCCACCGCCCCCATTGCGTGGTGCCGATCCGATGATTTCCGCAATTCCTTGATCAAGAGGCAATCTTTCAATGGCTGGCGGGAGCAGCACCCCGACTGCGACATGGCGCTGTACGCGCAACCCCAGGCCAGTGCCGCCCAGTCCGCCCCAGATGCAGACCAAGCGGAAGGGCCAAGCCTCGCGGATGTTGACCAGTTGTGCAGGGAGTTTGGCTTCCACTATGCCGATGGCGAAACCTGGGTACTGGGCTACGACGACACCCTTGCTGTCCTGCGCGACATGATCGCCGTCGCTATCACCCGCTGGCGCGCTCCGGTTGCTCAGCCCGTGGCCACGCCGCCGGCGCAGGAAGCAACTCAACCCGCATCGCCGCCATCCTGAAAGGAAGCCCCGCCCTGCCAGCGCCGGGGTTTCAGACCGGGCCACAGGAGTACATCCCCCATGCTTGACGCCAACACCCCCACCTTTCAGCAGCAGTACCCCAACGGCGCCATCGTCCGCGACCGCCTGGGGCGCCAGTTGCGTGGCGTGATTGCTTGTGACCCGGAGACAGGGGAGGTGATTAAGGGCACTATGACCGAAGGGGGAAGAGTGGAAACCCACGAGTTCCACCCTGCCCCGCTAACGATTGAGCCCCGGCAGTGGCTCCACATCGGGTTTTCCAACCAATGAACCCCACTTTGTCAACCACATTGTCAACCATCACTCGGAGGATCCAATGCCAAGACAAACACCAGAGCAGTATTTGGAATGGTGCAAGCAAAATGCCTATGCTTTCTGTGATCGCGGTGACACGCTGGGCGCCATGGCCTCAATGGTTATCGACCTTACAAAAGGAGGCTTTTTGTCAACGAGAGATCACTTTCTTGCCTGGGGCAATAGTTTAATGGAATCCGGGCATATGAGAACAGCGGCAGATGCACGGGACTTTATTGAACACTTCCCACCCGCTTAGGGGACTCATTATCTCGCCCAAAGAGTACTCGGTCATGGCTGCTGTGTTTCAACGGGCTGCTGCGTTTCAACGGCGCTGCCGCTGTATCCCGCAGCCCCTCCCCAGTCCTCCGCCCATCACCCCCTGATGCCCCTAAACCTCCTCCACCACGCCGCCTACCACGACTGGGGCGGCTTCCCCGCGATGCGGGAGGTGCAGGAGGCCAGGGCCGCAGAGGCGGCGATCCCGGCGGCAGTGGAGCCTTACACCAAGTCCTTCAGGCAGTACATCGCTGATGCCTTCCCGCGCTTCCCGTTTACGCCTCACACAGAACGGCTGATCGCCCTTGGCCAGCGCTTCGCCGATGGCGACCTGCCGCGGTTGATGGTAGAGCTCCCCCCGAGGCACTGGAAGTCCACGATCTTCAGTCGATTCCTGCCCGGCTACTGCCTGCGGCGGTTCCCCGATCGCTCCGGGGGTATCTGCTGCCAGACCCAGGATCTTGCGGTTGGGTTCTCCGAGAATGCCCGCGATTACTTCGCCGCCAGTGGTGGCCCGTTGAGCCCCACCCGCTCAGGGAAGGAGGAATGGGGCACGGCCGATGGGATCGGAACGATCTGGACTGCAGGCATCGGCAAGGGCACCGGCAAGCCAGGTCACTGGCTGTTCATCGATGACCCGATTAAAGGCAGAGAAGAGGCCGAGAGCGCCGCCTTCCGCCGGCAGGTCCACAACTGGTGGGATTCGGTGCTGAGCGCCCGTGAAGAGCCCGGCAACGGCGTGGTGGTGGTGCACACCCGCTGGCATGAGGCCGATCTGATCGGCTACCTGTTGAGCAAGAACCTGGAACTGGAGAAGGAGGGCATGGAGGACGACTGCGAGCGCTGGCATGTGGTAAGCCTCCCGATCGCGGCGGTGCCCGCCAACGACATCAAGCCCCTACCGGCCACCGTCACCCGCGAGGCCGACAATCGCCAGCCCGGTGAGGCCCTGGACCGTGACCGCTTTGACGAGCGGTGGATCAAGCGGAAGAAGGCCAATACGCCGGAGCGGGACTGGGAATCGATTTATCAGCAGCGGCCGAGCGCCGGGAAGGGGACCGTTTTCTTCCTGGATCGAATGCGGTTCTACGGCTGCCCGGCCTGGCCCGGCAAGCTCGATGATCCCGAGCTGCCGACGCACTTCATCCGCCGGATCCTGTCGGTTGATTGCACCTTCGACGACACCGCCGGTAGCGACATGGTGGCGATGACCCTGTGGGGGCAGACCAACCAGGGCGCATGGCTGCTGGACTTGGTGAACGAGCGCTTGGACTTCCCCGCCACGGTGAGCATGATCCGCTCGATGCACACCCGGCACCGCTTCGGGGAGCTGGTGATTGAGAAGAAGGCCAACGGTGCTGCGGTGATCAAGACCCTCACACAGGGCGCCCACGGCTATCAAGTGGTTGCCGCCGGGGTCGGTGACATGGGCGGCAAGGAATCCCGCGCCAATGCTGCCAGCGTGGAGTTCAATAACGGCCGGGTGTTCCTGCCTCGCTCCGCCCCCTGGAGCAATGTGGTCAAAGATCAGTTACTGCAATTCCCCGCAGCAACGTTCGATGACATTGTGGACAGCACAAGTCAGCTCTTGATCTATCTCTCCAGCTCTGGTCCCATCAGTTTCTCTACAGTGAGCTATGGCTATGGCGCCTAAGGATTCACTGATGCAATAATGGGACAACAAACAGGCCCAAATCCGGTGCGTTGAGCATGGCCACCACCACCCGGCGCCTCAGAGCCGCCCGCAGCGAGAAGGTCCGGCCTGACCCGTGTCCTGATCTGGACCGGCTCAAGGGGTTCCCGCCGCCTACGGCGTGGTCCGAGCAGCTGGCGGCCGACAACCTCCTTCTGGCCACCAGCATGGCCAACCGGATGGCCCGGGCCACGAAGATGCCCTTCGACGACCTATTCCTGGTGGCCGCCAGAGGCCTGCTCAACGGCTGCCGCCGGTACGACCCCGAGCGACTCAACCCGGCCACCGACCGCCCCTATGCCCTGAGCACGTGCGTGGTGCCCTTCATCCGTGGCGCCATGGCGCAGTGGTTGCGGGACAAGGGCCACAGCTCCGGAGTGAAGTTCCCCGATCGCTGGCGGGATGTGGCACCCACGGTGCGGCGCCTCGCCGCTGATGGGGCCACCCTTTCGGCCGTGGCGGAGGCCACCGGGCTCGCGCCTGAGGAGGTGACGGCGATCCTTGAAGCACAGGGGGCCACACGGCTCCTTGACCCTGAGGCCCTCCATGCCAACCGTGAGCCTGACCCGTGGGATGAGATCGAGAGCTACGACGAGCTGAACGAGGTCCTGCGGATCGCAGACGAGGCCCATGCCGCTCTGCGGTGGGCGGATCGGCAGTTGCTGGAAGCGGCCTGGGATGCCCAGCCCCGGCGCCAGGTGGCGCGGATGCCCCATGGGCAGTTCCTGCGGCACGCCGAGGGCATCACCTGGGGCGAGCGACTGAAGCCGGCGCCAGAACAGCAGGCCCTGGCCCTGGTTGTGCCTGACGGGGCTGCA